ATATTGATAATGCAGAAGCAGTAACGATTACCGGTCAAACTGTAATTAAGAAAACTGCCGAAATGGCAAATCTTAAATACCAAAAAGAGTTGGGTACAAAAGACGATTATAATGTTTACATTGATACCGATTCAATTTATATGATGGCAGAACCTTTGGTTAAATTTAGGTATCCTGAATATAAAACATTTGACCAAACTAGAATGGCATCTGAAGTTAATATCGTTGCAGAAGAAACTCAAGCATTCTTAAATTCATTTTATAACTTACTAGCGGAAAGATTCTTTTGTATTCCAAAAGAGAAACACCGCTTTGAGATTAAGAAAGAGTATATCAGTAAAGCAGGATTTTGGGTAGCAAAGAAACGATACGCACAATGGATGATTTTGAAAAATGGAATTCCGTGTGATAAGTTGGATGTTAAAGGATTGGATGTAGTTCGTTCATCATTCCCAAAAGCATTTCAGGAGTTTATGGCTAAAATGTTGAAAGATATTTTAATGGGTAAAACCAACGAAGAAATAAATGAATCACTTTTGGAATTTAAAAAGAGTATCTATACACTTCCGATAAATAAAATCGCAAAAGGTGGAGCTATTAAAGAATTGAGTAAATACGATAAAGGTAAGTGGAGAAAAGATAGTGGATTGGCGATTGCTAATTTTGAGAAAGGAACACCTGCACACGTTAAGGCTGGAATTGCGTATAATAGATTACTTAAATTCTTTGAATGTCCGTTTAAACATGAACCTATTAGAGATGGTGAAAAAGTTAAATGGGTATATCTTAAAAGTAATCCATTGGGAATAGATACTTTGGCATTCAAAGATTATAATGACCCAAAGGATGTATTGGATTTCATTGATAAGTACATAGATAGAGATGAAATATATAAAGCAGAATTAGAAAATAAACTAAATGACTTCTTCGGTGCTCTCAAATGGGAAATGGCATCGGTAGAATCACAAAACGCAAAAAAGTTTTTTGAATTCTAAACTTTTTTTCGTATATTTGTAAAACAAAATAAAATAATATGGCAAAGGCTAAAAAAACAAAAAAAGAAGAAGTAGTTGAACTAGAGCCGATTGGTGAAGTTAAACTAGAACAAAAAAAATATGAAGATTGTGAATGGTGTTTCCAATTTGACGAAGATGAACCACAAGTGTTTGCTTGGACTGATCCTGAAATTAGTGCAGATGAGAATCCTAAAATCATTTTTGAAATAACTAATGGGGAAAATTCATATATCACATTCACAAACGGTAAATCAGGAAAAACATTTAAAATTTACGCTAGAGAAATTTCAGATGCTGGAAAAGAAATGAGAGAAGCTCAAAGACAGGCATTTAAAAACTCTCAAGCTGATTTAGAAAACTTTGATAAAAACATGGAAGATTATGCAAGTGAAAATAAAGAAACTGAATAGTAACGCAGTAATTCCAACATACGCAAAAGATGGCGATGCTGGAATGGATTTAGTAGCAACTGAAATCCTTAAAGATACACCTGAACAAATCACATATGGAACAGGATTGGCAATGGAAATTCCTAAAGGATTTGTAGGATTAGTATTTCCTCGTTCATCAATCAGAAAAACTGGTTTACAATTAAGTAATTCGGTTGGTGTAATTGATAGTGGGTATAGAGGTGAACTACAAGCTACCTTTAATAAAATATTTGGTGGTGAAGGGTTTTATGATGAAACGGTAGAAACTAAAGTTCCTGTTAATGACTTTTATAAAGTAGGAGACCGTATCGCACAAATTATGATTATTCCACATCCTGAAATTGAGTTTAATGAAGTAGATGAATTATCAAATACAGAAAGAGGTGAAGGTGGATTCGGCTCAACTGGAAATTAAAAAATAAAAATATGTTTGAATTTAAAGAAGAAGAACAAATAAATCATTCACTTTGGGTAGAAAAATATCGCCCATCTAAATTGGATGATTATGTTGGTAATGAACATTTGAAAAATAAAGTAGCAGGTTATATAGAAACCGAAGATGTACCACATCTTTTGTTCTTTGGAAAAGCCGGTACTGGTAAAACAACATTGGCGAAATTGATTATCAAATCAATTGATTGTGATTATATGATTCTAAACGCATCAGATGAAAACAACGTTGAAACTGTAAGAACCAAAGTAAAGAATTTTGCATCATCTATGGGATTCAAAAAGTATAAAATTATTATACTTGATGAGTTTGATTATATGACTCCAAACGCACAAGCGATTTTGAGAAACTTAATGGAAACATTTAGTAAACATTGTAGATTCATTTTGACGTGTAACTATGTTGAAAAAATTATTGAACCTATTCAAAGCCGTTGTCAAACTTTTCAAATAACTCCACCTACTAAAAAAGATGTAGCTATTCAGATGAGTAAGATTTTAAGAGCAGAAGATGTTCAGTTTGACCCAAAAGATTTAGTTCCGATTATTGATTCTTCTTATCCCGATATTCGTAAGATTATTAATACTTGTCAATTAAACTCTCTTAAAGGTAAATTGCAAGTAGATGTTCAAAATCTTTTAGAGAATGATTACAAAATGAAAGTTTTGGAAATTCTTAAATCAAAAGATGATAAGAGAAACAAATATATGAATGTTAGACAAGCTATTTTAGATTCAAAGGCAACTGATTTTTCTGACCTTTATACATTACTATATGATAAGGTTGACGAATATGCGGGAGAAAATACAGCAAACGTTATTCTTGTATTAGGAGATGGAGTAGCTAAATCAGCAGTAGCAATTGATAAAGAAATTATTGCAGCGGCAACATTAATTCAAATTTTAAATTTAATATAATATGGCAAACATTATTGGACAAGGTGAAATTCCACAAATGCCAGGAGGACAACCTAAAGTAGATATTTCACAATCGTTACCTATGGTATGTGAAAGTTGTGGTTATGATAAATTCATATCAACTGTAAAAGTTAGAAGATTATCAAAGTTATCATTTGGTGGAGCACAAGATATGGTTATTCCATTTGATTTATTCATATGTGGAAGTTGTGGTGAAGAATTTGAACCACTAAAACCAATTGAATTAAGAGCATTGGAAGCAAAAGATAAATTATCATCTCAACCAAAAATAGATTTAGATACAAATGCCTAAAGGATTATTTGACCATATCAACGCAATTACAAAAGACCAGGACCCAAAGTATTGGGATAAGCTAGATGATGCGGATAAAAAGACTTGGAGTAACTGGTTAATTCTTCGCTATATGTCTATGAATCCTGATTGGATAGAGATGATAGCAGAGATACAACCCTATATTCAAGAAGCACCACCAAAAGCAGTTTATAAAGCACTTATTGGTGTTATACCAAAGGGTAAAACTTATCTTCGTTATATGAAGGGCAAATCGGTAAAAGATTATGAACAATGGATTATTGATTTGGTAGCTAAATGGTACGAAGTTTCTACAAAAGAAGCATCTGAATATCTTGATATATTATATGAAAGTACCACCGGTAGAGAGGAAATCAAAAGAATTGCCGAAGCATATGGTACAGAACCCAAGTTAATTACCAAGTTAAAACTCAAAGTTTAATTTGGTAATATCACCATTTTTTCGTATCTTTATATAAATCAAACAAATGGCAAAAGTATCATTTTCGCAGTACTCAATGTGGAGTAGCTGCCCTCAACAATATAAGTTAAATTACATAGATAAATTAGGTGAAAGTTCTGGTAACATTCACACAATCTTCGGTACAGGAATGCATGAAACAATTCAACATTACCTTTCAGTTATGTATGGTGTTTCTAAAAAACAAGCTGATGAGATTAATTTAGATAAACTTCTTTTAGAAAAAATGAAAGATGCTTTTACTAAAGAAAAAGAATCTCTTACTGAAGGTACACCTTGTACTCAAATAGAATTAGAAGAATTCTATGGAGATGGTAGAAGAATATTAACTTGGTTTAAAAAATATTGTAGTAAATTTTATTCTAAAAGTGGATATGAATTAGTTGGTATTGAAATTCCTTTAAATGCAACTATTAAAAACGGTGTACACTTTATTGGATTCATTGATATTGTATTGAGAGATTTAGCGGAAAACTCAATTATAATTGTTGACCTTAAAACTTCAACAATGGGATGGAATCAATATCAAAAGGCTGATAAATTGAAAAACTCTCAAATCCTTTTGTATAAAAAATATTATTCAGAATTGTTTAATATTCCAATGACTAAAATCAAAGTGGAATATCAAATTATGAGAAGAAAACTTCCTGAAGATTCTGCATTTCCAATTCCTTACATATCAAAACATATTCCGCCAAATGGAACACCATCGGTAAACAAAGTGTATGATGAATTTATGGAATTTATTAATACCGTTTTTGATGATGATGGAAACTTCAAAGATATCCCATTCCCAAAAGTACCTGGCAATAACAAAAAGAATTGTAAATGGTGTGAATTTATGAATAGAGGGATATGTGATGGTAAACCTTAATTTTCGTTTTTTTATTTTCTATATACTTATATATACAAATATATAAAACGATATTACAATGAATCAAGAAAACACAAAGCTAACAACTGTGAAAATCTTGAAAGATGTATATTCATCATTTAAAAAAGTATCTTTTGATTCCGATGTTACCCTTCAAAAATTGGTAAACCGAACTGTTGAAAGATATGTTTCTGACGAAGAATTTAGAAAAGAAATGAACGAATACTTAAAATTACAAATTTCAGGTTCACAATTTTAATGAAAAAATAAGTTATGGCAAAAAAGAAAAAAATCCTATTACTTTCGGATGATTTAAGAATGGCAAGTGGTATAGCCACAATGTCAAAAGAATTCGTATTGGGTACGATACACAAATACGATTGGTATCAAGTTGGAGCGGCAATTAACCATCCTGAACAAGGTAAGGTTTTGGATGTTAGCGAAGATATACAAAAAAATTATGGAGTAGCAGATGCTAGTTTAAAAATACTTCCTTGGAATGGGTATGGAAATGCTGATTTGTTAAGGCAGATTATTAATTCAGAAAACCCAGATGCAATCTTACACTTTACTGACCCTCGTTATTGGACATGGTTGTATGATATCGAACACGAAATCAGACAAAATATTCCAATTCTTTTCTACGCAATTTGGGATGATTTACCAGACCCAATGTATAATAGAGATTATTATGAAAGTTGTGATTGGATTGGATGTATATCAAGACAAACATATGGTATTATAAAAAGAATTACTTCTAGAACCGATAAAGTAACATGGAGACCTCTAAAAGATTGGCAAGTAAAGTATGTACCACATGGTATTAATACTGATATCTACAAACCAACCGAAGTACCTGCGGAATATCGTAATGAAATTTTAGGTGGTAAAGAATATGATTTTGTATTGTATTGGAGTAATAGAAATATCCGCAGAAAACAACCGGCCGATGTAATAATGGCATATAAAAGATTTTGTGAGATTATTGGTAAAGATAAAGCGGATAAATGTCTTTTATTAATGCATACACAACCTGTTGATGAAAATGGAACTGACTTGTATGCTGTAATTGAAGAACTTGCACCTGGTATTAATATCCGTTTTTCTGAAAAAAGAAGAGTTCAACAAGAATTGAATTGGAACTATAATATAGCAGATGTAACAATCAATATTGCTAACAACGAAGGATTTGGATTAGCAACCGCAGAATCGGTAATGGCTGGAACACCAATCATTGTAAACGTAACCGGTGGATTGCAAGACCAATGTGGATTTAAAGTTGAAGGTAATGTATTGGTTGCAGATGATTATATTAAGATTGGTTCTTTACATGAATGGAGAAAATGGGAAGGTAAAGCAGAACCTGGTCCTTGGGCGTATCCGGTATGGAGTAGAGCACAAGCATTAGCAGGTTCAGTGCCAACACCGTATATTTGGGATGATAGAGTTGATATAGAAGATGTTGCACAAGCAATTGCTAAATCATACAATACACCAAAAGAAGAAAGAAAAGCAAACGCATTAATTGGTAGAGAGTTTTTTATTAATGAAGCGGGATTAACACATACCAATATGGCCCAACAATTAATAGATGGGATTGAAGATGTGTTTGAGAATTGGAAACCAAGAAAAAGATTTGAAGTGTTCAAAATTAAATAAGTTATGAGTAAAC